CCTAATATGTTCTACCTCTTTTCCATCCTAGGTGCCTTTACCCTTGGTGTCATTTCCGGCATCCTTGTCTACCGTAAGAACGGCGACCGTCTCAAAGAAACCGAAGCCAAGGGCAAGAACCTCCTCGACGCGCTCAAGGGCAAGTAACGTAAAGCCAAATGCGTTTAGCGTTAATAACGATTATTCTTATTAATGCGGCTCTGCTCGCAGGATGTGCCACGACTGATACCAAAGGTACAGGCACCGCTACCCCCCCCGTGGACGAACTTGCCAAGGTCGGCGAGCAAATTGACAAGGCTGATGCCCGTATCTCCGCTGGCGTCCAAGTGGCGCGCAACGCCAATGCCCTAGGCAAGCCAGCCGTCGTAGAAAACGAATTGTCGGTGGTAGCCTCTTACCTCCCTGCCCCCGATCCCCACAACCTTGCCTACATCTCCAATCGGGTCACCCGTAACGACCCCGCCGAGTACAAGCGCGCCATGGAAGCAGGTGCCAAACTCCTTTCCGCCATTGACGCCAACTGGGCGAAAGCCGAAGCGGACGCCTCCAAAAATAAAGCCGCTTTGGACGCCTCCAATGCCAAAGTGGTCGAATTAACCTCCGAAGTGGAGCGCGTTAAGACCGAGGGCATCCGTAATGCCTTCACGGTGGCGGCTGGAGCCTGTTTCCTAGCCGCCTTGGGTCTTGCCATCCTTGGGCAGTACTTACGCGCTCTGGGGGCATTTGTGGTGGGTTCTTCCATCGCAGGTCTACCCTACCTGTTTGCCTCCCCCTACTTCCTGCCGGGGGTAGCCAGTACCATAATCAGCACTATCGTAATTTGGTCTTTTATCTGGTGGTTCAAAAAGCCCAAGCCCTACGATCCTCCCAAAGACCCTAATTAGGGATTAGCAAATGACCGCCGAAACATTCTGCACAACCATCGTACCCTGCATCGCTGGCGGCGCTTACTTCTTTGCTGGCATGGCAAACTTGTTCACAAAGAACTACTTGATGGCAGTTGTCTGGCTGTGCTACTCCGTAGCCAACATTTGCCTCATACTCTTGGTCACCCGTAAATGACCCCCCCACCCCTATCAATGTCTCTCAAGAAACGAATCAAGATTATTGAGACTCCCCTTGATGGTGGGAAGTTAGGTGACACCAAGCAGGTTGAGGACGATTCCTACATCGTGTACATTCACCCTGTGCATTGTTCTCCGCGCAGTCGCATGAACACCGTTGTCCATGAATCACTCCACGCCGCCGACTGGGATGGCCTATCCGAGCGTAAGGTTCGCCAACTGACCGCCTACGTCGTCGAGTGCCTCTGGCGCCAAGGCTACCGCCGAACAAAAAAATGAGTCCTCCCCCTCCTATCGACAACGAATCGACCCAATCCATCATTAAGGACGGTCTGATTGCTTCTATCCTTGGAGGGCTTGCGATGACTTCGCGCCTGCTTTTGAGCGTCGAACCCGTCTCACCGGGCTGGGTAATCCGCCGTGTATCCGCCGCCGCTATCACCGCCGCGCTTGTAGGCTACGGCATCCAAGACCATATCTCATCCCCCGGACTCCGCATGGCGGTAATCGGTGGTGTGGGTTATTCCGCGCCGGAGTGCCTAGATTTCCTTCTCGCTTACGTCAAGAAGCGCGGCGAATCCGAACTCTCAAAGGTGAAGGGAGGTTCCAATGACAAAGCAAAACCCAAACGTAAGAAGCGTTGATACCAACCTTCTTGTTGCGGTGGTAGGCTTGGTGGCTTTTTCTGCCGTAGCCGCCTGCGCCACAGCCTACATCTGTGGGTTCGTCTTGGACAGTTTCCAAGACACCAACGCCATGGTCTTGCTCATCACCGACGCTGGTACAAAATCGGACGACAAGAACCTTGAGAAGAACCTATCCTCCGCCACCCTCGCGCTCAAGGCTTGCCGTGACCTAGGGCTTGCCTTGGCGGTTGGATGCGCGGGGTGCGGCTTGGCGGTAGGCTTGAGACTCTGGAAGCAGAAGGACGTTTAAGCCTTCGTGCCTTGGTAGAACAGGGCGGCGCCCACCTTCACAGGCTTGATGATGCCGTTGGTGATCATAGCCTTTACTAGAGCCTCCGCTTGGTCTTGCTGGAGTCTATGCTCTCCTGTCAGTTCCTCCAGCAAAGACTTGCGGCTGATGCTAGGCTTCGTAGAGAAGTGCGCGTACTGCTCACCTACCTTGAGCAACTGGAAGCCCATCGCCATCGGTGCCATCTCCCAATACACCCGGTCATCGGCATGCTTTAACTTCAAGGTCAGCGTAGGCTTACCGTCCAGCGTCCGCATCCCAGCCTTCTCACCGCGCTTCGTAAGGTTAAACGAGAAGATGGGCTTGTCCTTGGACTCACGGCGGATGTTGAGGACGGCGCGGACGTAGTTCACCAAATGGCTGGAACCAGTACCGCTGTACATCAAGTCAGAGAAGGTCTGCCCGTCCGTCACTTCCTTGGCCTTGGGCTTGCCTTCATGGTGGACGAGGATTGCCGCGCAACCCGTCTCCTTGAGCATCGGGTCGAGCAAAGCGCGGCACCAATGGTTGACCGCCTTACCCTCGTTGATGTCGTCGCCGACAAACGCCGTGATGGGGTCGATGATGACTACATCCAACTTGTGCCGGACAATAACCTTGCGGACTAGGTCGATGAACTCCTTGCCCATCTTGGATGACTCGATAAAGAACTTGAGGTTCGACACGCACAGTTCCTTCTCGGCGGCGGTTAGCCGCATGGACGAAAAGATGCCTTGGAAGGACTCCGCCATGTCGCCAATGTCCCCTTCCGACTGGAACAAGCCCATGCGTAGGGGGCGGCGCGGCGGGATGCCAAACAGTTCCCGACCGCAACCCCACGACATCATCATTTGCTCCGTGAATGACGACTTGCCGATGCCGGACTGCGCGGTGATAAGCAAGGTGCCAGACTTCTGAAGCCAGCGTCCATGTCCGACCAAAGTGTTTAGATCGTTAGATAGGTCAAAGTTCTCCAGCGTGGCAAAGTCCACCTCGTCCGGGAAGTCCTGTCCATCGCGCCAAGCGATGAAGGCATCCCAATCCTCCGCGCCCACGTTGAAAGCCACAATCTTCTGCTCCTTCTCTCCACGCAGGACACCCCCTAGGCGGCTCCAGCGCGAAGGGTTCTTGTTCTGTGGGTCTGGCTCATGGTCAGTAAGGTACTCGTAGATGGCGTTGCGGCGCTCCTCCCATTGGGCTTTGTCCACGGCGTCTACCTTGACCCATGCATGGACAGACTTGCCGCCAGACTCGACCAGCAGGCTGATGGGAAGGTTTGACTGCTGGAAGATGGCAACCTGCTCATCTCGATTCTTGCGGTCGAACTCGACAAGTACATGCCGATATGTCGATACCGCCACATCAGTCCCGGTGAGATCACCCTTGGTGAAGGGGTTGATACGAATCCATGCACCCTGCTCCGTCGCCTTAAAGTATTCCTTGCGCGGGGCGTCTGGGCCGAAGAACTTGGTCAACCACTCCGCGCGCGTAAGGAAGATGCCCTTGGATGCTGGGAACCACTTACCGTCCTCGGTCTGCCCAGCCTCATTGGTGATACAGACCACGTCGTCGTCCTTGAAGCAGTTAAGCAGGACATCGGCTGTCGAGTAAGGGGTTTGCGCGTCCACGGACTCGGCAACGACCTTGGGGTCGAAGATGAAGCGTCCATTGGCACCAACCTTACGCTCACGCCCCTTGGCCAACCAGCCCTTTGGACGCTCATGCGTCTTAACGTAAGCGTCGTTCAACTTGTGGCGCAGGTCTTTCTCCGACCAAGGCGGCGAACAATGGGAGGTGTTCCACTCGTTGAGAAGCGACCATGCGTCATCGTAGCCAAGGTCGAAACCGTTGGCAAGGATGCTGGCGGCGCGGTAGGTAGCCGGATGACCACCTTGGCCGCTAATAGCAGAAGGCAACTTGTTAAGATAGGCGCGCGCGCCGGAGATGCGATCTGTGATGGTCATTCGGCTTGGGCGTAGGATACCTTGAATCCGTATGGGGCAAGGCGGACGATGTTGTACTCAACCCATTCTGTCGCCGTATCCCAGTCCCATTTGTGCATCTTCATACAGACGTCGATTAGAAGGTAATAGTTATAGGTGATGCAACCGTCCCTACTTCGCTTGACGATGGCTTTCTTGAAGTCCTTGTGAGGCTCCAATTTGATATATTTTTTATTCATGTATTTCAGTCGTTTGAATCTACAAGTTTCATGCCGTATTCGTTTACACCATCCGCAATTAAAATGCCTTTTTTCTTTATCATCTTGTTAGAACGAAAAGGATCGTAATTAACATCGTGATGCCATCTTCCGTACCTAAAGACAAGCCGCGAAACATCTGGGTATGTATCGACAAGCATTTTCGACTTCGGAAGCGTCCCTTCCTTGGCGTAAAAATCTTCCGTATTTCCTCCTTTTACAGTCTGTGTAGCGGCTTTGTTTTGCAGAAAACATTGAAA